GCCGAGCAGAAGATTTCTCAGCTTCGCCAGGAACAACAGAAGATGCAACAGGACTACGAGGCGCGGATACGGCGCATCGAGGAGAGGGAGAAGAAAGCCCAGGACGGCGTCATTTGGAACAAGACTGACGAACTGTCCGAAGGCGCGAGCTTCTTAAACGCTCACCCGGCCGAGACTGGCTGGAGCAACTTCCTCTACACGGTTGAGCCGATCAGCGGGCGCACCTGGCGCGAGATCGGAGGGGCCGCTCTGGCTCTGAACGACGCGTACGGTGTGGCACGTGTCGTCGACGCGTTTAAGCGCGCGACGGGATGGCGCCCCGATGAAAACCAGCCTGCCCAGGAAGTACAGGCTCAGCAGAAACCGAGGATCGCGAGGGGTAACCCGGGAAGCGCGGCGACCAAGACGGTCCAGAAGCGCAACATTCCCGAGTCTGAAATTGCGGCGTTCTATAACGACAAGGCACGCGGACAGCTCAAGGTTGATGCTGATACCGCGGCCGCGTTGGAGCAGGAATATGAGGACGCACAGTTTGAGGGACGGATACTCATGGGCAAGTAGCCCATAGCCCCGCTGTGCAGAGAGAAAGGACGGAACAATGGGATACCCTGTATCAGCGGGATTCGGAAACATCGCATCAACGGAGATGCGGTACGTGCCGACAGTCTACTCCGGTAAGCTGTTGGTGAAGTTCTACGACGCGACCGTACTGGCGGCGATCTCGAACACGGACTACGAAGGCGAGATTCGTAACCAAGGTGATAAGGTTATCATCCGGACGAAGCCGACTCTGGACATCCATGATTACACCATTGGCCAGACCCTGCAGCACCAGCGTCCCGAAGCACCGACTATCGAACTGCTGATTGACAAGGGTTTCTACTGGGACACCATCATCGATGACGTGGTCCAGAAGCAGCAGGACATCGATCAGATGAACCTCTGGGCTGAGGACGCGTCTGAGCAGATGAAAATCAAGCTGGACTCACGTGTACTGGGTACTATTGTTCCCGACATCTCTCCCCAGAACAAAGGCGCAACCGCTGGTCGCATCTCTGGTGACATCAATCTTGGTACCACGGGTGCCCCGGTTGTTGTATCCAAGGACGGCGCATCTAGCACCATGCCTATCCTTGAGCAGATTCTGTACATGGGTCAGGTACTGGACGAGCAGAACGTGCCTGAGACTGGCCGCTTCCTGCTGATGCCTTTCTGGGCTACCACGATGCTGAAGATGTCTGACATCAAAGACGCATCACTGACTGGCGACGGCGGTACTCCGCTGCGTAATGGCCGGGTTGGTGTCATTGACCGTTTCACTCTGTATAACAGCAACCTGTTGCCTCGTTATACTGACGGTCTGGCGCAGCCTTTCCACATTATCGCCGGTACTCAGGCTGGTCTGACCTTTGCAACTCAGCTGACCAAGACCGAAGACCTGCGTGCGGAGTCTACCTTTGGTGACATCATGCGTGGCCTGATGGTATATGGTCACAAGGTCGTGAAGCCTGAAGCCCTTTGCGCGTCTTACATTTCCAAGACAGCAGTATCCTAATAGGAGGGATTAACTCATGGCTGATGTAACCACTTACCAAGACGGTACGCCAATTGGTCGGGCTGCTGGCGCACAAGCCGCATCTCTGCCGATGTTCACTGTCTTTGAGAACACCTACGACTCCACTGTGATGAATATCGCCAGCGGCGATACTGTCACCGAGTTCATTAAAATCCCTGCGGGATCATATGTGCTTGGTGTGCAGCTCACGGTTCAGGCGGTCGAGGCCACAACCACCATCGACGTTGGTGATGCTGCCGACCCGAATGGTTATGTGGCAGCGCAAGCAGTGGCTGTAGCTGGCCGCTTTGCTGGTGCAGGTGCTTATCTCGACAATGTTGGCGCAATGCCTACTCCCACTTACTACGATGCCGATACGTGGATTTCATTCACCGTCGGTGGGGCTGCAGCTACTGTCTGCAAGTTCCGCGTAGCTGTGCTTGTAGCTAACGCTGGCTAACTGCTGGGGGCTTCGGCCCCCATGCTTCTCGCTGAGGATGAACCATGCCTAAGATGTTACGCCACTTAGAAACCGGGGAAGTGTTCCCCATGAACCCCAATCTTGCTATGCACGAGAAGATGGTGCCGTTTGACCCTGTAGATGAGCAGTTCTACATCGAGGCGCACCGACTGCAGCAAGAAGTTGAGGCTGACGCCAGACTGAACGCCACTCAGCGGCTTGAAAAAGCCCGCAAGTTGGTCGAGGAGCTGGAGCGTGCAGCTGAGGTGGAGGCAGAAAAAGAAATTGCCGCTGCCGAGCAGCCTGCTGAGCCTGTCGAGGCTGAGCCTAAGCCGAAAGGCAGGGCGAAAAAGAAGACCACCACTGCCGATGATATCGGTGATCTTGATATCGACATATGACACTATCCGAGCTTATGAGTCACCTCCGCTGTGCGGTGCTGCGTGATACAGCACTGCCTCAGTTGTGGACAGACTCTGAGCTACTCCGCTATCTAAACGATGCGGAGTCTCTTTTTTGTAGACGTACTCACTGCATCACAGATGATACGTCTGATTTCACCACGTTCGATACGGTTGTAGGGCAGGATACATACACTCTGGATAAGCGGATCATAGCCATTGATGAGGCTGGTATCGTGCTTAACCCAGATGAAGAACACGCCTCGTATCACCCCCTAAGAGATAACACACGTGGCCAACAACTTGTCACGTTCCGTAGTGGTCGCCCTGTATGCTTTACCCTGCAGGCGCGATCAAACGCCATTCGATTCTCTCCAGTACCGGACGATGTTTATAAGGTGACTATGGTTGTGGCACGTAAGCCACTTCGTAGGTTAGTACATGAGAAGGACCAGCCTGAAATTGCAGAGGAGTATCAGCTTGCCCTATGTGATTACGCGGCGTGGAAAGCACTGACAAACAATGATCCGGAAGGTGCCAACATGTCTGTGGGCACAAACTTCCAAGCATCTCGGCTGCTGGCCATTCGTGACGCTAAGCGAGACCTTCGTCGCACACGCTCAGGACCATACCCGCAGGCACGTGCTAATTGGACGGGTAAGAGGCTTAGATACTAATGGTGGATAACAGAAATTTTCTGAGCGATGACGACCGCGCCCTGACTGACTACGACACTGGCCTGCAACGCATCCAAGCAGGAGGGGGCACACCCACAGTTCGCGGTGGGCAGGTGCCGGGTATGGATCAGGCGTACCAAGCTGAGCTGAAGCGGCGGCAGCAGGGGCGGGGTCCGGAGCTTTCGCCATTTGAAATCCTGAAACAGAAGGCAGGAAACGCTGTTAGCGCCGTAAAAAATGTGTTCTCCGATGAAAATCTAACTGAGGCTGCCTTTATTGGGGATGAGGGTTTCAAAAGCGCACAGGAAAACCTAAGAAATTACGCCAACGAAAACGCGATTGGTACTCCGGGCCGTGAATTTAACACCCCGATAAATTATATCCGGTCTGTTGACCCGCAAACAGGGCAGACAGTACAGCGTCCCGGCTACACCAACCAAGCCGTAGATAACGCTAACTACACAAGACTTACTGAGTTAGCTAACGGCATCAACACAGCACCCACCAGCGCAATCTTGGATTTAATGTTTCCGGGTGGTCGCGCCTCTAGTGGGGGCCAAGCAGCTCCGGCAGGTAGGCAGCCCAATATCAATACGGATAGGCTGAACGCGGAGGGTGTGCCGTTTGTAACCACGCTGGGAGACAGCGGCAACCAAACTAACCCCCTCATGGATATGCTGGAGCAGGCGCAACGCTTTAGAGATCAGGCTACTCGCAGCAATAGCTTGGGTACTACGGCTGGGCTTATTGGTCAGGCGCGTTCACTGGAAAATGCTATCGGGGACTTCGCCGGTATCGATAAGGCGAACATAGCTGCCAACACAGCCATTCAAAACAACCTGCGAGACACTGCTGGTACAGAAAACTACCGCAACGCGGCGGCCCTTGAGGCCCAAATGCGTGCTGCGCGACTGTCTGTACCAGAAACAAAAGATTTCGATATCGATTACTACAACGCCCTGCTGGATAGAGAGGGCGGCGAGGCTGCCGCAGATATGTATCTGAAGCAGCATTACCGTCAGAGCTTCGCGCAGGGGGGCATTGTATCCAGTGCGCTAGGCAGCGCAGGTATATCTGCACCACAAATGGCTGAGGTACAGGCGTACCAACAGTACGCAGACAGCGCCAGAGCGATGGGGCTAACCACTGTACCCTTTGAGAAGTTTCTTGAGATGCGTATGGGGGCCGGGGCGATGTCCGGCGCTGCTGGTAAAGGTGTGGTGGGTATGGCTGACGGCGGTACTGTGCCGGAAGTAGCTGGCAAGATGGTTGTTGATCCTAATCCTGACGCGCCAGTTGATTCTATTCCTGCTACCATTGATGGAGAGCAACCTGCTGCCCTAAACAGTGGGGAGTTCGTTATACCCACTGATGTAGTCCTGTTCTACGGCACCGATAAGTTGAACAAGATGATTGAGAAGGCACGGGAACCGAAGAATGGCAACAACGCAGGAAATGCTGGCGCGGCTGGTGTCTCAGCAATCGCAGCGGCAACTCAGTAACGAGGAAGAAGCTGCGTTTAGTGCCATAGGGCAGGCGCGACAGGAGTCACAACAAAGCGAAGGTATAGGCGGGGACATAGCACGCTATACCAAGGCTGGCTTTGCGGAATTACCCTCCCAGATCACAGGCATTGCAGACGCTGCCGCTGCCAATGTTGGCGCAGCTCGGCCTTTCGATAAGTTAACTGACCAAGTCGGTGAGAGGATAGGCTTCCAACCTGAGCAGTACGCGCAGGAACTTCGCAGTCAGATAAGTCCAGAGGGACAGCAGGCTACGCAAGATGCACAGCGGGCCATCCAAGAAGACCCAACAATAACGGGCACGCTCAAAGCCTACGCGCAAAACCCCCGCGCATTGCTGCAGCCTGTGTTCAGCAACGTAGCACAAATCGCAGCCATCGCCGCTGGTACGGCGGCGTCCTCTGCCGCACCTTTTATTGGCGGGCTGGGTGTTTTGTCACGATCAGCTTTGATCGAGGGCTTACTCAGCGGCGGCGGTTCATTCTCCAACTTCGATGAGGCTGCGGTTGATGCCGACCCCACCCGGTTCGGTAGGGCGGCAGCTGGATCAGCAGCGACCACAGCAGGGTTTGCCCGTCTGGGTGCTGGCCTAGCTAAACGGCTGGGTGTGGGTGATCCTGATATTGTATTCACGCAGGGCAGAGCGCAGCTTGCACCGGGACAACTACCCCGCTCATTTGCCAGACGTGTGATCGGCGGTGCCATCTCAGAAGGTGTGTTTGAAGAACTGCCACAGTCAGCATCGGAGCAGGTCTGGAATAACTGGGCCAATGGGGATGAACTCTTTAAAGGAGTCACACCTGCAGCGGTTGAGGGTGCCCTGATTGGTGGCATATTCGGTGGCGCAGTTAACATCGTGGCGGGCAAAGACCCGCAGGTAGCCACCGACCTCACCGGGGATACGGGCGAAGCCGCCAGCACTCCCAACAAAAAAGCCTTCAATGTAGTTGATCTGGATCAAGAAACGCTGCTGGATGCACGCAGCGCACTCACCATGATTGCAGAAAACGCATCCGATCAACCTGATGTGGCGGCGAAGGCGCTATCACGTAGAAAACAAATTGACGAGGAGATGGCCCGCAGGGGGCTGGATCAGGGTTTGGTGAATGAAGTGGAGGCAGAGAACCGCTACGCCTTCCTTTATGAACAGACCCGCATGATGCGGAATAAGTACAGAGAGCAGGTGGCTGGGCGTGAGAAGGGTGATGCTGCCGCTACGTCTGCCAAGATCAAGAAGAATCTGGATACCATGAAGCAGCTGGAGGATGCGTATCCGCAATCTCCCGGCAAGGCTATGGCCAACCAGTACAACCGTTTGATCGAGACCAACCTTGACCTTACCGAGAAGCTGGCTAAGGCGAAGACCCCGGAGGAGCGGGCGCAGCTGCGTGCCGCGTTGACCGCTAACCGGCAAGCTCGTGCTGCACACAAGCGGGTTGACCCCAATAGCAAGTACACCGGAAAGGATAAACGGTTTGGAAATCCGACGAAAGGTAAGCCCAAGCCCGCTGCCGCTGCCCCCAAAGCAGAAAGCACTGCGGCTACAGAAGCACCAACTGCACAACAAACAACTGAGACAGCAGCGCAGGCAACTGCACAGCCCGCTGCCGCTGAGCAAACACCTGCTGTAGAAGTTCCGTGGTATGTGCAGGCAATCATAGACAACGACGCCATCACTGAGGAGCAGCGTAAAGCCCTGATCGGGGCCAATCAGGAGAAACTGCTTACCGGGAAGCGCAGCAAAAAAGGTGAGAACCGGGTTGAGTGGTTTGAGCGGGTAGCTGAGCTGCCAATTAAAGACGTGCTGGACGAAATGGAGCGGGTTGATGGCCCCGGTGGCTCGCCCACGAAGGCTATTCTGGTGCAGACCATCCTTGATCGCCGCGCAGATGAGGTAGCTGAGTACGAAGCATGGCAGGCTGAGAACAATGCCAGACCAATCAACGCGGAGGAGCTGGGCTTCCTTATAAGTGACGCCAAGCTGTCAGGCATACAGCGGGAGATCATGGATGACTTCCTGTCTGCCGATGAGCTGCGTGGCCAAGCTATTGCTGACATAGCCAAGACCCGTGGTGTTGATCGCAAGACTGTGGCCGAGTCTGTAGCCGCCATCAAGCCGAAGATCATTAAGGCACTGGTAGCACGGCGGGGCATTACCAACGAGCAGGCGCTGGCCAAGTGGCAGGAGTTCTCAGACTCATACCTTGGTCGTGACCGGGCATTTGACGAGTCCGAAGCTGACATAACCGTAGAGCGTTTGGATCAGGAGATTGCGGCTGCCAGAGAGCAGGGCGACGATGCCTTGGTTGCCTAGCTGCAGGCTGAGCGGGACTTCGCTGAAAGTAAGCAGCTGGAGTCAGAGCAGAACGCCGCTGCAGCCACGGAAACGATAGAGGGAGAGCTGACCCAAGCAGTAAATATGTTGGACACAGCAGCCTCTGAGGAGGCTGAGGGGGCCAGTCAGGGTACCGGGACACAGAAGGGTGTCTCAGGTTACCAGTCACAGGAGTCGGCTGTAGCGCAGGACGTAGATATACAGATCGAACTGCTGGGCATTGAACCTGAGCTGTACGAGACGCTGGGCCAGCTGCGAGAGGAAGGTCAGCAGATAAAAGGCGTGCTGAAGCAGTACGAAAAAGAGCTGCTGACCCTGCAGAATCTAAAGAACAACCATCCGGCACAGCAAAAAGCCGGTGAGGTTAAGCAGGCTGAGGCGTGGTGGGGCATCATCACTCAGCTCAGTAACACCACACAGAAGCTGGGTAAATTAGAAGCACCCACTGTTACTTGGCGTAACGTATACAACGATCCGGTAGCACTACGCACGTGGCTGAACGAAGTCAACGAGTCCATGAAGGAGATCGTTGGCGGCCCGGTAACAAGGCTTGAGGACATAAGTAACAACGACAGGGTGCGTTTGATGCGCCGTATGCTGACCGGCATGAATATGATCGGGCGGCAGTTTACAGACAATGGGCAGATCACTGACCCGAAGGAGTTTCACGATGTCGAATACCACATTGCAGACTTGGCTGGCCGAATCAAGGAGGGACAGGAACTACTCGCAGATACTGAAGAAAGCTACAATGTACAGTCCGCTCCCCTCACAGCAGCAATTACAAGATACGCCGAAGAAAATGCGGGAGACCCTGCGGCGCTCGCTCGTGTCTTCGGATTTACCGAATCTCAAATAAAGAAATCCATCAAAGGGCCAACAACAGGTCGAGTTACACAGGAGCATTACGACCTAGCCAAAGAATCTACCGATGAGATCAACGAGTCCAAGCAAAAGGCCGAGAAGCGGAAGCTGAGAGAGCAGGCCAGAGCTGCCAACATGACAGCCGAGGAGTTCCTTGGTGCAGAGGCCAGTGAGTTTCAACTGGATGAGGCGGGTGAGGAGTACAACTCGGATGAGATTCTCTTTTACGACACGGAGGAGTCGAGTGACTTCTACCACAGCGTTAGTCTAAAGGACGCGGAAGCACCCACAACTGCTCAACGTGTTCGTGACGTACTAGGTCGCGCCTTTTTGTCGGACAGGGAGGCGTTAAACGACCGCATTACCGTGGTAGATAAGCCGCAAGATTTGGCACTGCTGGCTGATGTGCTGAACATCGAGATCGATTCCCAGACACAGGGCTTCGCCGCCCAGAATCGTATTTACCTGATCGCCCAGAACATACCGGCAGGGCAAGAGCTGGCGGTGGCTCTGCACGAGATCGGCGTTCACTTGGGTATGCGTAACCTGCTGGGTAGGCAGTACTTCAAGCAGTTATCCGACCAACTCTTTGCGTGGGCGAACTCCAGCGAATCCGGCGTAGAGGTGGAGCTGGCGAAGCTGGCGCTGAATCGCGTAGTGCAGGCAGAGAACCACCTGTTCGGCACGGGTAAACTCTACGATCCCGGTGACCGGGCACAGGAGATGATCGCCTACTTCGTAGAGGAGGCGGTAGCTGCAGGCTTTGATCCCACTGGCGTGGTAACCAAGAAGGTTGGCGGCAGTAAAGTCACAGCGGTCCTCCGCAAGATATACGCTGCCTTTAAGTCTGCCCTGCGTAAACTGCGCTTGGACCCACGGCGATTAACTGCACAGAATATTGTGGACTTGGCCTATGGCGGCGCTCGCTTTGAGCTGGGTGGTAGCCACCATGGCACGGCTGCCAACTTCAGGAAGTTCAGCCATGACTACCTGTTCACGGGTGAGGGTGCCAATGCTTATGGGCTGGGTACTTATTCAGCCCAACGATATGGCATAGCCAGAGACTATTGGAACTCAGAAGTTCGCAGGAAGAACAGGCAGCCACGAAGTGCAAAAGGCTGGGAAGACCCTGAGTTTATCAAGGAGCTGCAGGCGGCAAGCCCACTTATCGTACCAACAACCTACCCTATTGATTTGTTTCAGCTGAAGGCGAATCTGACAAAGGCAATTGAAGACCCGAATAATACTGTCGCAGCAGAGGAGGCGGTGGATACTCTGTTTGCGATTGACCGCGTTAACTCTCTGTTACGCAGGGGTGCTAGGTTGGCCCAGTCTGATTTCGATGGGTTGGTAGAGACTATGTCTATAGGCGGGCTACCGCCTCGGTCAAATCACCCAGTAATGCGGGCGCTGCGTACCGCCATAGAAATGAACAACGAGATGCTGGAGATGCAGCGCGGCGATTTGCAAGACCGCTACGACTCTATGCAGGTTGTTCTGGGTGATAAATTTGACGACTTCATTGACCTGTACGATAGCGGTGTAGCTGATCCTGTCGAAGCCTTTATGCGGGAGAACGAGCCTAACCTCACCCAAGCGCAGACGGATAGATGGTGGGCCGTACTTGAGAATTGGGAGGAGTCGTTCACTGCTGTTGAGCGGACAGAGCAAGGCACCGCCATGGCTCAGAAGTGGATACAAATACTGGGTAACGGGTATGGCACTCCCAACAGTGTGCAGATCAGGCACGTCACACAGCTGGCTGCGATATTCAATAAGGCTGAGAGGGGTAACGCTGCGCTTGACGCTGCGTCCATGATCTACAGCAAGAATGTAATGAAGGGTTTTAAAGACGCCTACTTTACAGAGCCGGAGTCAGCAACCCCTGTAGATCGGGGCCAGATAAAACTTCTCGACTCCAGTCTCACCGCAGAAAATTCAATTATGTGGGACAAGGATTGGGACGGGCAGTCTAATGATGTGCAGAACGGCATACTGAAAACGTGGAAGATGCTGACAGACCAACCGGCTGAGATGATTCGGATACTGAACTCTGGCGCGTCGATTTATAACAACATCGTAGAGGAAGCGATCAGGCTAAACGGTGGCGTATCAACACGACGCAACCGTGCTATTGCTGAGAAAGAAGTTACTCAGTTGTTAGCGGTCAACGGTGTTGCGGGTATCAGGTTCTATGACGGTAATAGCCGCCACCTGAAGAAGCGTCAGGGTGTTGATCCGGACCAGTTTACCCGGCTGAATCAAGAATACCTCTCTCAGCTGGCGCAGCTTGAGAAAGTTGAGGCTGAATTGGAATCCAAACTGGGTTCAGCCAGCGAATCGGAGATGACGGAGGTTGTTCAACGGGCACAAAACATTAAGGACCGCATGAGAAGTACCCAAACAAACATGGAGTACTTACTTAATCAGCGCCGCACAATCAACTACGTTAATTTCACTGACCGTGATGCCCTGCCCTTATCAGCACACAAGGATGCTGACTCCAGCCGGGTGATGTTTTCGCGGAGAGCGGATGCGCGGCTGGAAAACACCGCAGTACAACAGATGCCCAGCGAGTTGCGGTACAGGTATAACACGACCAAGAAATATACCCGCCGCCTCACGGATATGTTTAAGTTCTCTACGGATTTTGCCAAGTCCGCAGCGGCCCAAGGTATGCCTGCAATCAAGGACTACTACGATGCCGCCTTCGATCTGCTGGCAGATCGCAATGATTTGGAAGTATCCATACAAGAAGTTGTTGACCCGGCAAAACTGTGGAAGGCCAGCAAACGTCAGAAGTTCAATAAGTTTATGGCCCGGTCTACTGTGGAGGAGAAGTGGGGCTTTGACGCATACGCGGAGGGGATAGAGCAGTCGCCAATTAAAGTTGACCTGTCTCTGAATAAAGAGTTCAGGACCATGGACAAGGAAATGCAGCAGACTGCTATCCGTATGTTCAAGCAGGCTAAGTATCTCCGGGATGAGTTCAACCGCCAAGCAGCTGCAGACATCGTAGAGTCTTACAACGAAATGATTGACCGCGCTTCCGCCAACCCCGAGAGAGTGGCGGAGCTGAAGGCCCAGCGGGACGGTGCCGAGGCTGCAATCCTGCAACGTGTGGGTCAGGGTAAGCCAGCGTACTTACCACTCAAGCGTTTTGGGCGATACGCTGTGGTGCTGAAGTCATCTGATTTTGTGGCAGCGCAAGCCGCAGGTAATGATGAGCTGGTTGGCGAGATGAAGACACAGCCTGAGCACTATCGGGTCTCATTTTTTGAGAGTGACGTGGACGCTCAGCGCACACGGGATGAGTGGTCCCGCCGCGTACCGGGGGCTTCCGTCGAGAAGTTTGAACGACTCAGACTGCAGCAGTCTACTGAGATGGTTCCGCGCAGCATGATTAATGCCCTTCGCACCAAGCTGGAGGCAATGGAGTTCGCTGACGAAGACGGTACACGCAACGTATCAGCCTCAGCGGCGGCACAAGCGGTGGAGAAGTTATACATTCAGATGCTGAATGAGGACAGCATCCGCAAGTCAGAGCTGGAGCGCATCGGCGTGACCGGGTTTGACGAGGACATGATTCGCTCTTATGTGACCCACGCCACCAGTATGGCGGGTGGTATCTCAGCATTGAAGTTGGGACGTAAGACCCAGCGGGCGTTGCAGGCCGTGAAGGATCAGGCTCGTGAACCGGGCGACAGGGACCGCAAAGTGGAGATGGCTAACGAGCTGTTTGAACGGCACGCCATCAACATGAACCCTGATAACCACCCGATCACAGATAAAATTCTGGGTACTACGTCCATCTGGATGCTGTTAAGCAGTCCGGCATACTACATCCAGAACGCAACTCAGCCATTTATGATATCCCTACCAGTAATCGGCGGACAATTCGGGATGGCTGCAACGTCTGCTAAATTGGTGGCGTCATACACAGACGCACAAAAGATGTGGGCTAAAAAGCTGGATGGACAGCTGGCTGTAATCACTCCGGAGACAGTGCCGGACGTTAACCTGCGTGATTTGTTCCTGCGGATGCAGCGGGAGCAGATACTGGACGTGGGTATCACGGCTGACCTCGGTGCGTTCAAGAACCCCCGTGGGATTCTCGGTGCAGTGGTTGGCCGGGTGCATCAGAAGATGATCCAAGGTGTGCGTACCGTGGAGCTGTTCAACCGGGTAGCCACCGCCAAGACTGCATACGATCTGCACTTTGCAAAGTACAAGGACGTGCAAGCAGCGCAGAATTACGCAGTGCAGGTGGTACGTGACACGCAGGGTGACTACTCAGGGCTGAACGCACCACGCGCATTCAATCAGTGGCAGCTGGCACGTGTAGCTACACAGTTCAGGAAGTTTCAGATACTGCAGATCGGTGTGCTGGCGAGGGCGCTCGGAGGGGTATTCTCAGGTGCCACAGCCGAAGAAAAGTTCATCGCTGGTAAGCAACTGACATACATCTTGTCTACTCATGCAGCGATGGGTGGGTTGCTTGGTCTCCCCGCCGCCAACCTGATCGGTATGGCATTGGCTGCAATGAATGGTGGTGACGGGGAGCCGGAAGATGCTGAGCTGATGGCCCGCAAGGCTATTGGCAACAAGGAAGTGGCTGACCTGATACTGAAGGGGCTGCCAGCTTACCTTGGACTGGACACCAGCTCGCGGCTAGGCATGGGTCAAACGCTGGCGATCATGCCGTTCACCGACATAAAGTATACCCGAGAAGGCGCAGCTGTGGCGCTCGCTGGTCTGCTTGGACCCTCTGCCGCCCAGTTGGGGCAGACAATGGACGGTATCGGTATGATTATGGAGGGCAATACCTTCTTAGGTGTGGCTCAGATGCTGCCGAGAGGTATCCGGGATGCCATGAAGGCGTACCAGTACTCGACCGTAGGCGTGACTCGCCGCAACGCCACGCAGGATGTGGCCATGTCCCCTGAAGAAATGGATATGATTGACATCGCGTTTCAGGGATTGGGTTGGCCAACCACAACACTCAGTGACCGGATGAATGCAAACAGGTGGCTGCGGATTACGGAGGAGAGCTTCCAAAGCCGTGCGGATGAGTTGAAACTGATGTACGTGCGGGGGGATAAGCAGAGAGCGCGGAAGGAGTGGCGGGAGTTGCAGCAGATGCGCCGCTATTACGGGTTCAACGTGCAGTCAGTCACGCTGCTCACCAGCGCCCCAGCTGATAAGCGGGAGCGTGAGAGCAACATGATTGAGGGTGTGTTTACTGAGAATACAAACAAAAGATTCGTCAGGTCTTTGTTTGAGTAGCCGGTACGCCCATCAGATGCGGCGGCTTGTTCGCCATGACCACATCGTATTTGAAGTGTAGGCACCTAACCTGTGTACCCGGCAGGTTAGTGCCCTTGGTGATGCGTTCCCTGTCATCCTTGGGCTGCCGCTGCAGGTAGCCAGCACCCTCCCAGTCAACCAGCAGCTTGGCCTCATCAGCTGAGTTCTCTTTGCACCACCTGCTGAACGCAGTCTTGGTGATGAGAAACACCTTATCGTCAGTGGCTATGCGTCCGATGGGTGACCGCAGAGCCGTCTCGTCTACGTACTCAGCCTTGCTGCGACCATCCCCAAAACGCTTGGTACGGATGATGCCGTGGTGGGTGTCGGAGAAGAACGCCTGCAGGTAATCCTCGGGGGTCATCAGGGTGGCAGTGCGTGCAGCACGCATGGTGGCGATGTGGTCAATGGCCCACTCCACCACGTTATCTACGTCAAAAGTAATCAGTCCCAGCTTTTTTGCTTCGGTCATTGCGACCCGGACAAGTGAGATCAGATCAATGTAGAACCGTTCTTTGCTGCTGGTTTTATACTTCAGCTGATCCGCCAGCTTGATGCGATCTTTGCGGAGCTTCGTGGTGATGGCGTCTCTGTTGCGGATGATGTGCTGAAGAAACTCCACACCCGGTGCGCCCCAGTGCTCAGCCAGTAGCTGTGTCTCAATTATATCTTTGGCGTCGATACCTGCGAACACCTTGGTGTTAAAGTCGTCGGGTAGTGCAATCTCAAAACAACGAACCTGTGTAGCCTCGGCGGCACTCTGATCTGAGTTGCGATTCAGCAGTGCGGTCATCGATTCATTGCTGGTCCCAAAAGATATGGTCGCCCACCGCTTGTTGTTGATCCGCTCGCTGCCATCGACGTTGCCCCTGATCTTTGGCTCGCCGTGGGCTACTGAGTACATAAGTTGTTGTGCAGTTGCTGTGTCGGCCCCGGTCAGCTCGTCAAATGTGATCGGGAGGTGTTGATGCATCGCTATTCTGCCCAGTAGACCCACCAACGTGGCCCCACCCTTGTTGGCTGAGACCGTCAGCGCATCCGGCGAGCCGTAGAATGAGCAGGCCACCTTACAGGTTGTCGTCTTACCAAGGCCGCTAGCGCCTGTCAGGAGTGCCATGATGCCGCGCCATGTGTCGATGCCCACCAGTGCAACCAGCGGAGCGGAGATGGCGCAGCCTATTATGAACTGGTATGGCTCAGCTCCGGGCACGTTATAAACGGTGTCAACACCATCGACCCACCCAGCTGCCGAGCCTCTGGGCTTCAAACCAGCAACTAGTTTGCTGGGTACAGCCTTCGATATCATAACTGGCACAGATTTTGTGCCTGTAAGTCTGGTCGCTCCGATCACAAACCCGTCACCCAGCCCCTCATTGTCTTCGTCCACTGAGTTGTGGTGCCAACCGAAACAGTCATAGTTGGGAGCGATAACTTCGTACTGCTGCAGACCCCTCAGCACGTCGTTGATGTAGTGCTTATTGGCATTCTCTTTGCCCAAAACAGTCACCTCATTCACAGCCATCACCTTACCGAACTCTGCATTTGACGCTCCCACGTACTTGGTATCGATTTCAAACAGTCGCCAGTTGCCGTTGGGATTCTGGACACACATCTTCAACCCATAGGTGCCATCGTCATTGCGGAACCGCATGTACGGGTAGTAAAGCGTGCGGCTTATGGGTATCCACTGCTTCTCCGCACCCTTATCCCCCTTGGAATCTGACGGCACATCGAAAACAAATAGCCAATCATTTTCCCACTTATACTTTGCGTGTGGGTAAAACGGTAGGGTGTGCCGGTTATCTAAGTCAGGTACTACCTTGGCGAAGTCTTCAGGGGATGCAAACTGCAGGGGCTGGATGATCTGCCTGTCTGGCTTCCAACCCAGCTTTATGGGGCTGGCCAGTTTGCCTTTGTGGGGGCAGTTGGCGCACGAGTCGCCAGCTTCAAGGCTCCTGCACGTGGCTGGCGGTGTCTCCCAGCCATCATAAATGTCCTGTGTCTCGTCCTCGCTGTACTCATCGGCTTTGCTGCTGAACTTGTGTGCAGCCTTCTCGCCCTCCTCTGTGTGCTTGCAGATACCTATGGCAGCACGCCATCTGTCCCGCTTCCAGCCCTCGCCGCCTGTCTTTACAAAGTCAGCGATGACCGCACAGCTCTTGGCTATCGGCACTATGCTGTACGTACCTGCAGGTGTGAGGTCCAGTCCACTGGTCCAGTCCTCATCAGGATCGACGCCGGGTATCTCAACAGGTTGGCCGACAGCCAGACCCAACAGATCACCGGGCACATCCTCTTTAAATTTATTCTGCCACCATGTGTATGGGATAGGCTTAGCTTGATCGTGCAACAACTTGACTGGGAGCAGCTTGTCCGTCTTCTTATGGTGGGAGCCTATCGGGCGTAACACAGATGCCATGTCAGCGGTGCGTGCGGGGTCGGCCTTTAAGCCAGCCTCTTTGAGCTGCTTCTTGAACCCGTCGGCAATAACTACGTGGGTTTGTGCGCTAACGTCCTCACTGAATACCCAGTAGCAGTGCAGCCCCGCTCCAGATAATACGATCATAGGCATGGGTATGTGCAGCAGCTTACAAACGCGTTTCAGGTCTTCCAGTGCGGCCTTGCGGGTGGGATATTTGTCAGGGTCTTCGGGATCAACATCGATGTCGATCCACTGGCAGCGAATGTATGCTGTGTTACTGCCGAGGCGGGTGCGCTTCTTGCGCTTGCCCTTTACTGTGCGCCATACGAACCGTTCTTTGTACGTCGCACAGGCGTGGTAGACTTCCCTGTTAGGTATGCTGTCATACTTCTGCCACAATATATCGAGTTCTTTTACGGTATCAACTACCTCATGTAGTGGTTCCTTTTTGGTGCCCCTAGACAAAACAGCGAGGACATAATGCCCTCGCTGCGGTAAGATTTTTGTTAAAAATTCCAGTGAATCCATGCGTACCCTCGCATTGGTATTGTTGTAATCAACAATCTCAGACGCTAATCAACCCCCCTCTTAATATCTGAGACGGTACGTTTCAGCGTATCACGTATGTACTTTCTACGCGAAGACATGTTCCCCTTGTACACGGTGGGGATGCCGCCGGGTAACTTGCCCTTATCGTGCGCTACCGTCAAGACTTTCAATAATTTTTGCACGTGTAACCGATAAGCGGCGGTAGGTCTTGACTTGCCGTGGACCCAGTTACTAACTGTACCACGTGATGCACCTGTGAGCTGTGCAAACTCACCCTGTGTTAAACCACAGGCAGCTATGATGTCGAAGTTGAAATCCATGCCCTCCTCCTATGTAGTAGTGGCCCGTTTCGGGGACGCGGGTGGGCCAGTCCCGCAGCTCATGTCCCCTGCGAGGGTTCAGTCGTCAAAATCGAAGTCGTCATCGCTAAAGTCAAAGTCGTCACCCAGATCAACATCGTCGGACGCTTCAGCATCATCGGCATCGTCTACGACATCCTCGATGTCTATCTGCTCCTCCTCTTTGGGTGCAGGCTTCTTCTTGGCCGGGGGCTTACGCTTTGCGGGCGGCTTCTTGGCGGGTGGTGCTTCCTCCTTCACCGGGGTGGTATCAACACCTTCGGTTACAGTGCCAAGCATCTGTTCAACAGTTGTGCTGTTTCTCGCCTCCACAATAGACGGAACCATCTCATCGGTCGTGAAGCCGACAGCCTTAAACACCAGCGCCTGATGCGCTACGCTGGGGTCGAAGCTGATCTTGGTAATCACCTGATTGGGCGTAACGCCACGCTTGCGAAGCAGATCGACGTACAAATCCCACGTGCGGATAGATGTGGGTGGTATACGCAGCAGCATCGGGTCGTTCAGCAGCCCCACTGGAGCGACAGCTACACGCTTAACATCTGAACAACGCTTTGCGTCCTTGCCGCTCTCAGTTTTGCGTGAACCCCACTGGTTCTGCGGGCAAGCAGCACACGTTTTACACTGCCTGTCTTCTGCATCAGCAGCTGGTCGCACACCGTCCAGAGAATAGCAGTCAGGCTTGTCCTGTGATCCCTCCTCGTAGGTAGACGCGTAGAATGTCTTGGTGATGCCCTTGCCGGTCTTGATAATGACCACCTGCAGTGACCGGGCAGCCTCCTCCGGGTCATTGGGATCAGTCACAAGCTCGGTGTCATCACCACGCTTGATGTGAAACACCTTACCCTTGGTGGAGATGATCGGAAACCCAGCAGTTAAGCCACTGCTCCAGTCCTCATCCATGTCACCCAGCACAGCCAAGTGCGCCGGTACTTTGCCGCTTAGTTCGATGATGTCATTGCTCATATTTATCTTCCTCGGTTTACATTAACGACACGACGAGTGGTTACCTTCACACCGGGTGGGGCTTCCTCGTTCGATTCCAGATAATCCTGCACAGCAGTCAGGTTCGCTTTGGACTCAATGAAGTCCCACATATCATTGTCCCGGACAAAGGACAGAAAAGCATCGCGGTCCTGCACAGAGGCACGCACCTGCGTCTTAAAGTACGCAGTACCTGCATCAGTCTTCGCACTGGTCTGCCCTACCTTCTCAAAGTGCTGAGCCAGCGCACCCTCGATCTTATCCATCTTGGCGGTGATATCTTCCACCGACTTATTAAACTCCTTGCGGAGCGCGTCTTTTTTATCACGCAGCTTTATGTAAAGTGCGATAACCTCATTTAGCTTCACAACGAAGACCCTCTTTTTTAAGTTGTACAGAATTGTACACCCAGATTAGTGGTTGTCAAGCCACCTCTCGTAAGTTTTTATCCAGCAGCAGATTTTGCAACGCCATCTTATTCTGTAAGCGGTGATAAATTCTGCGCTCTACTGGTGTACCTTCGATATTCACAATGACGGTTGTGAATTTCTGTCCCGGACGTGTTGTGCGCCCGTTTGCCTGCTCATACACATCGGCGCTGAGTGGTGGTGCAAACCACACCGTTGTGCTGGCAGCTGTTAGTGTCAGTCCATGCGACATCGCGGCTGGTTGCGCCACAATCACGTCACACCCGGACCTCTGGAAATCCGAAAAGATTAAATCCCTGTCTTTTTTGGATACCCCGCCATGTATCACACCGATAACTTTAGACGTGTGTTGTGCCAGATAGTCCGCGACAGTGTGTAACGCAGATATGAATGGTACAAATACAATCGTCTTGCTGTCGGAACTCTCGACCAGAGTTAGAGTTTCCTTGAGCCGGTGGGTATTTGAT